GTGTTTTATTAGTATCAAAAAGACCCCCCTTAGAGAGGTTACAGGAAGCACATAATAATTGAAGGTTTGAGAGGCTATCATCACCACCTAATCGTCTAGGTATGATGTGATCTACATGGTTACCTTCCATGCCACAGAGCTGACATGTACCAGCATCTCTGCGTATGACTATCTCTCTTAACTTACGCCATCGAGTAGTAGATCCATTAGACCTGAGTGCTGACTTCTTCAATGCCAACCCTTACTCTTCCAATGATCTAATGCAGCACAGTAGTTAGGCTCATCACCTATCATCCCATACCTATGTGATACATACCGGTATGTCCAATCATACTGTTGTAATGGTGTAGCTGTAGCCAACCACTTAGACCTACCCTGCATGAAACCATGATGTGAACCATTAACTGCATCGAAGTTCCAATTACTCTCTTTAGTAGCAAGAGTATCTAAGCATTGGTAGTTATTAAATGATAACTGGTTCTTTATATAAGTCTTTATATTAAAGTCTTCTACTACAGCTGCTTTAGCAGCCTCCGTAGAAGGTGATTCATTTATGAATAGAACTCCCCCGACAGCTAACATCGCGGTCGCGAGCAATTGCGCACACGCGCTCGCTAGCGATTTATAGCGTACCAGCCTTGTCAAATCCATTGATCTTTTACGCATGATCTTGGGCGTGTCTAATCCTGTTGGCAATCATGTCTAATATTTATATCAAATGAGCAGAACTGGCATCCCATTAGCTCATAACAATGTGCACACATCCATTCAAATTGAATCTCATTACAACAATGCATCATGGCTGTTGAATCAGACTTTACTTTATAGTCAAATGGCATTACTTATCCTTTCCCCATCCAGTGCCTTTGAAGATCGCTGGAGTTGCTTGAAATACCCGTATCATGGGAGTTGAACAATGCAGCACCGGGTTACTAGCTGCGCTAATCGAATGTTCTAACTCTTGTGTTTGTCCGCATATTATGCATTCATAATCATAACGAGGCATTGTGATCCTTACATTTAGTGCAGTAATTGTCATTTATGAGCCATGTGCCACAACCTTCACAGCGTGATGGCTCTTGAAACCATTCTGAGTAATCGACTTTATTGAGAAGCTGGATCAGATCAGAGAATCGAAGCATTGCACCATAATCTGATGCATCTTCACCTTGCCCGTTGAATCTCATCACGACTATAGACAGCTTCCCATCTGCCCGCTTTCGTGTCTGATCCAGCCACTCTTTTGGCTGAAAGGCTGATCGTGCTTTTACTTCGATGTCGAACGGGACACCAGTAACATCACTGCCTTGTCTGCCAGCCCCAGCACTTTCTGCGTATGGAAACCACTTTTTTAGGTACTCAGCGACGCTTTTCTGAGTGCGATAACCACGATGCTTTCGATGCTGGGAAGCCATGTTATAGCCAGATTGGTGGGCATTGATCTGCCCGATTCTTAGATGGACATGTGTAGCCTTCATAAGGCTTACCGGACTTTGCTGATACACCTGTCTTATGAATCATGAAATCATGCTGGCATTTAGGTGCTTGTGGCACTTCTTTCGCATTTAACTCGGTTGCTACTAAGTTCATAGCATCGTTAAGTGATGGCGCAGCTGATATTGGTATTACATTCATATCATCTTTAGGATCAGCAATAGTCCAGGCATCTGCTACTGGTTCTGGGAACTTCTGTTTGATAATAGGCTTCTCGACTTTTGCCATTTCTTCTCGGCTTGGTCGCTTGCCTTTAGCTGCATAGCCTCCGTTAGCCAATGCTCGCCCAAGGCTCGAAGTTTCCGCGTTTTCACAAGCGCTAGTTGAATTAACACCGCGGTCAGAATCCTTCTCTTCAGCATAGCCAGTCGCGAATGCGACTTGATCGAGAAAAGTGCGATAGAGGTAAGCCTTAAAAACATATCTATTAGCTTCACATACTTCCATTTCAGTTGAGACACGCCCATCTGGATAATCCTTCCAAAACTTCTCTAAACGAGACTCTACTGTCTCGTAATCGGCTAGGTTAAACGCCATGATTGATCTCCTCTTGTTTAACTAAAAACTCGGCTTGCTCAGTCAAAGGCCAATGTGTGCCATCAGGCCAGATCGACACCCAAACAGCGCAAGGCTGGCAATAATGTCGGTTGATACCCTTAGACTTAGCATGCTGACTTACCACAGTCCACACAGCTAATGTCTTACCTTTTCCATTTGGGTGTTCTTGACCCCAACGCATCTTGCAATAGTCACACCATTGACCGGGCTTTGCTTTAGTAACTGTCAAGGTCATTCCAATCAGTTGATGTAATCGATCCAGCGATTGCAGAGTAGCTACAGATGTCTTTGTAAGAGTCCGGGTGGTTTGCTGTAGTTTTAATGCGCGAGATTTTGGTGAGGATGAGACAGATTGCGACTTCGTGTGGCTCGATGTTTTTGTCAAGGTACACGCTCCAGAGTCTTGCGATCTGAATGTGATTGAGAGTTGAATCGCCGTATTCACTACCTCGTTCGACAAGGAGTTGCTTGGCTTCATCGAGGATTTCACTGGCCTTCACTCTTGCCAGAATGTGTGTCGAGCGACAGAGCGACCTAATAGGTAACCCTCTTCTTTGCCTTGCTTAAAGCCATGTGCGTAACCAGCTGCAACACCAAATGCAAGAATGGCTACACCGACTATGCTGTAATATAAATCTAAGTTCATTTTGCCCTTTCCATCAGTGAGTTTCACTGATAAGGCGCAATCTACATGCTACCTAGGACTTATCAAGTTCATTTAGATAACGAAACGGTAACAATTCTCCAGCATCCATGGCATCATCGATCGTACGCCTAAGCGGATTATCGAGATCGTCCATACCTACGACCGCCATAAGCGAATGTCCCATCTTTCTCGATGTGAATCGTCGATACTTGAACGCCTTTACCATCTTCTTCAACGATCAAGAATGCCTGTTGCCAGTTCATTGTGCCCTTTGTGTAATGAGCCTTGCGGATGTCCATGAGGTGTCCACCTTCAAAGCCACGCAGGATACGCCCTAGTTTGCCCCCAGAAGCCTCTGTAAAGGCTGACTGGCCTGCTCTATGAGTGTGTCCACAGATTACGCTTAGCCCATGCCTACGGGCTGCCTCTAATGCTGTGAGTCCAGGAGTCGGTTTGATTGGCTGTTCATCACCATGCACTGCCACATAACCTTTAGCAATCGGATATGGCTTTTTATGATATGAAATACCCAGTTCATCGAGCTTCATAAACTTCTCGAACTTTAATTCTGGTAGTGATAAGAATGCCGGTATCTTATTCATAATCACATTGTAAAGACGATCTGTGTGATTCGATCTAATCATCGCAGCTTCTTTGACATGCTGGGTCAGTTCCCATAGCACATCTACTGCCATATCTCTATCGGCAGCTAGTGTCTGCTCGTACCATCCGGGTTTGTTCTCTGTCCATCTGCTGATCTGTGGGAGGTCGATTTCATCTCCGAGAGTAACCACAGCATCTGGGCGAAATACTTTAATAAAACTTGAAACATTTTTTACTGCTACTTCATCGTGATACGGTACTTGTAAGTCTGGTATTACGATGGTTCTTTTCATTAGTCCTCGTCATCGTCAGGATAATAACCCGGTAACTGGCTTGGATTGTCATTGATCCGTTTAGGCAGAATCCAGTCAGGATAAGAAATCGGGTCTTGTATCATCGAGATACATATATCTGTAGCGAAACCAGCCTTGCGCAAAGCCTTGTAATACTCATTAAGACCAATGCAATACGCCTCTAGGGCTGTGTAGCCTTGATCCTCTAATGCTTTTGCTTTACGAGCAGCCATGAGATTATTTTAGCGTTCTAGAAGTATGTTGTAAATCTCATCGACTCGTGTGTTGAGTCGCTTGATCTCGCTCAATAAGTGTGTGATCACATAGCCAGCCAATCCACCGATTGTCGCAATAGTGGCAATATAGAGCTGAAAGAACTCTCCCTGTGTCATCGCTTTGGTGTCGCATATCCAAAGACTCCAGCCAAGACAGCCCAAAGGATCGAGCGATAGTCAGCTGCGAAGTTACTCGCTGCCCAAGCTGATAAGAACGCACCAGCGGTAAGTAGGTAAGGGTTCTTCATGTTCATTCTGTGATCTCCTCTGGTGTATCGATAATCTCGACTATGTTGTCATTAGGCTTTGATGGATCGTATCCACCTTCTCCGTAAGTAACTTTTCTCATTATGATTTCCTTAATTTCATAACAGCAGGTGTTAATGTGCTTTGGCTACCAGCAAATGTTCCAAATCCACTGCTAACAGTTACCGATTGTGATGCAAAAGGAGCAATAGTGCCCCAAGTTGATTCACCCATTAGTTGCCCTAGGTTTGTCGCAGCACCAGATGAGAACACCGAAAACTGATTTGTTGTTGCTGCTGTTTGACTATTGTGTGCTAACCAATACCAACCTTTTGTTATTGTTTGACTTATTGTTATTTCATAAACTGTATTGGCAGCAGTTACGCTAACTGTTCCAGCATCTAAAAGAACTGTGCCTGGTATTCCATTACTGTTATTGAAAATTCCTAATCGTACGACTCCAGACCCAACGAATCCTGTGCCAGTTCTAATTGAGATTCTGTCAAATGCTGCATCTTCAGAAACGAAAAATGGCATAGAATAAGTTACATTCACACTTGCAGTGAATGTACCAGTTCCGGTATAAAATGGGGCATAATATCTAGTAGAAATATAACCCATTCCTAAAAGCGGATTGGTTGCTCCACCTGATTGCGCGACCCACTGGGTATTGTAATCAGTGCCATTGATCTTGGATAAGACTTGCCCAGCAGTACCGCCTGTTGGAACGCCTTGACCATTAGTGCCATTAGTGCCATTAGTGCCGTTAGTTCCAGCTGCACCAGTAGCACCAGTAGCACCAGTAGCACCTGTAGCACCTGCTGACCCTGTAGCACCTGCTGGCCCTGTATCACCAGTGTCACCTTTAGGGCCTTGTATTCCAGTTGCCCCAGTTGCCCCAGTTGCTCCTGTTGATCCTGTGGCTCCAGTATCGCCTTTAGGGCCAGTTGATCCGGTATCACCTTTATCGCCTTTTAAGCCAGTAGCACCTTGAATACCTTGTGCACCTTGTGCACCGGGTGGCCCTTGAATACCTTGTAAACCTTGTGGCCCTGTTTCGCCTATCGGTCCTTGTGGCCCTGCTGGGCCTGTTGGACCTGCTGGGCCTCCTGCTGGCCCTGCATCGCCCTTCTCACCCTTTGGCCCCGGGAACAGATTATTAGAGCTGATAGTCACTCTACCCATTTGTGCCTCCTACCATAGGGATATTAAAAAATGATGAATCTTCATCCGCAGTCTTTGCAAACGAGACATGAATGTGATGGGTGTGTGCGTTAATTCCAGTGTATTTAACCCAACGCCAGAATGACTTTCTTGAACAGATTTTACCCATGTGGATAACATAAGTGATCCGTCCACTGGACTTCGCATATTCTCGTATTTGATCCGCAAGATAGACCGATGTGGACTTTGACTTGTTGAGGTTAGCATCAATGTCGATGGCGCGTACCCATCCGAGATCATCTGGATTGTGATCAGACTTGCGAGCAGAGTGTTTTGAATCACCGATCCAACCATCGGAAGTTCTATCTCTATCTGCGAAACAGTCATCGATCTGTTCTCTCAGCTGAATAGCGGATTTACTCAGGCGTGGCTTCATGTGGGAAGAATGCCCCTCCGTCTATGCCGTTCGTGTAATCCCAGCCATCTTCATAGTTGATGTATTTTTTAGGATTCTTCTTCAAATCTTTAGCATCAACATCGACCACGATATTCACGACTTCATTATCTTCAATGATTGCCCACATATTAGACCCAGTATTCTATCTCGATTTTACCTGAACCACCTGCTGAACCAGCAATACCGTTAGACCCTGATGCGCCTGCTGTACCACCAGCTGCAATAGCATAAGCAATAGATGCTCCTGGAGTAGTTGATACATTAGAAATGATTACTTGACCATTTGCAGCATTTTGACTTGAAGCAGGAATATAAAGACTTCCGCTCGCATAAACACTAGCAGCACCAAATGCACCCATTCCGGTATTTGCAGTTCCAGCACCAGATGCCGCATTTAATACAGGATCGGTAGTAAGAGATTTATTTAATGCTGCGCTACCTGCGCCACCTGTTGCCGATGTTGCTCCGGTAAATGTTGTCGTGCCACCAGTGCCACCAGAAGTCGCAGTGGAGTCGCGAGTGCATACTCCTCCAGTACCACCACCTGCACCGTATAAAGTCACATTGACAGAAGTAACTCCAGTTGGAACAGTCCATGAAGTACCGCTAGTTAGGGTGACTACAGTTTTTTTAGCAGTTACCGCTGGATAAGACGAAATTGCCATTAAGCGATCTCCATCCCTGCGATGTGAAAGTTCACAGCTGTGTTAGATGCTCCACCTTTAATGGTTTTGGTTGTCGCTAGAACTTGCTTTGAGTCAATATAAACAGTTGAGTTAGCATAAACATTTGTAGCAGTATGTAAAGCAATATCATCTAAAGCCAGTGTGAATGTGTAAGTCGATGATCCGGTATTAGTTACAGCAATGTTGGTGATGATCGTTGTAGTGCTCGCTGGCACTGTGTAAAGGGTTGTAGTGGTAGTAGTTGTAGCTGCTCCACGAAATAGTGTCTTAGCTGTATTTGCCATTAGTAGGCTCCCATCAATGCCGCGATGACTTGGTCTTGAACAGTTGAGTCAGCAGATGAGCCAAGAGTACGGATCGCGGATGCTCCGTTTTTGACCAGTGCTGTGTCATCTGGAGTGCTCCAGAGGAAATTAGTTGTTTGTGCCATTCATGCTCCTAGTCGTATATGAACCATTGTACCGCAGCCCCTACCCCAGACCAAGCAAGAGCAGCTGAGACATCTTGCCAGCGAGAAGGCTGAATTGAATATGTGGACTCACTTGTGGTCAATGAGATCACAGCCTGAGTTCTTGATACTTGTAGATTCCAGCCCTCTACAAATCCATAGTAATTCAATGCCAATAAAGAGACTGGCAATCCTGAGATCGATATCGCCTTGCCCATATACATTTGAAGGAATGTATCTAAATCGGCAGATGAGACATTAGGCGAATCAAGTTGAACTGTAAATGAACTTAAATTGGTTTGAGGATTTGCCCTAAGAGCAACATACTTATCAGCCAGTTCTTGAGCTTCAGCTGCGTGATGTAATTCTGTAGAGATAGATGCCCCTAGAAGGCCATAAGAGGATATAGAGGCTGCATCGCTGGATGTCTTAGTGCCAGATCCATAAGTCAATGAAATCGAGTTTAGGATGTCTTGTAACCCTCTTGATGAGGATACTGATCGCCACAGGATATAATTCTCTGGAATCGTCATATATCCGCTGGCTGTTACTGCGATACTTCTTCTAGACTCATTGGCAAATCCGACCTTGCCATCTGTAGTCTCATAAATATAGCCATTAGCCATTTTTGCGTATTTGCTCGCCCATTGATAAGAATCTTTTGAACTATTAGCTGCTGCATCAAATTCATAGATACCAGGTGAATCGACTGTATCAATGGTGACACCTGAGTCAGTAAGGATATTGGTCATACGAACAGAATCCATCTCGCGTGAGTATCCAGAGCCACCGATGATGGTTCTGGACATCTTGGCAAATGGCCCTACAGCTGAAATGGTAATCACAGCAATTTCTTTCACTGATCCTACTGCTGACATCGATGTGGTTATATTTGTTAATTTGCCCGTAAATACGGTTCGAGCCACAGCAGAAGCGTTATCGACTTTAATTACTACTGAGTCATTGATTTCAAAGCCATAATCGGTATTGTCCCAATTTACTATCTGGACAGATGCGATACTGGATCGAGCCTGTTCCCAGTATGAAGATCGCCCATAAGAGACACTAACTGAGTTAATGGTCTTAGAAGAGAAATCGACTCCATCGATCGTTACTGAGCAATTAGGATCCCATGTCATTATGCAAAGACACTCTGTCCTAGGTTAATAAATGAGCCAGATGTGCTGGCTTCGTTCTTGAGAAGGTTTGCGATCTGTCTAGCTGTAGAGGCTGGATCGATAGCACCGGACACTGAGATGTTAATAGTTGTACCGGAACTTGTACCACCTAATTTGTTATTAGGGATAATGCTGCCATTACTAGATGGTGAAAATAATTCTGGCCCCTTTTCGCCCACGAGATAAGTCTTACCCATAGAAACTGGGCCACCAACAGCCTTGCCACCGCCAAATGGGTTTAGGTTGCCTATGAAGTTACCAACCTTGCTACCTACTGAAATCAAAAGTCTAAAGCCATCAATGACATCTGCAACAATGTTTACAACAGTTTTAAGAGCTAGGCCAATGCCGCTGATAGCAATCTTTAATGCTCCACCAAAGTAAGGAGCCAAAATCTTAGCAAAGTCTAATAATGCTTGAAAACTTTCCTTGTTATCCATTACAGCATCTTTAACTGAATTGAATGCAGATTTTAACCCTTGGAAAATAGGGATGACTATGGATTTAACTAAATTGATGTATTCAATAAAAGCTACCTTTAATCCATCATTACCCGAAAAGCCATTAATGAATTCTCTTAAAACTGGCAATACTGTAGTGGTTATACTTTCAACCATTGGAGTCAATGCAGTAAGAATGAAAGAACCGATAGTCTCCTGAGCTTCTGAGAGTCCTAGTTTCAGTCTTTCCATCTTGCCTGAAAATGTGTCTGCCTTGGCAGCAGCTTGCCCACCAAAGGTATCAGCTAATTTGGCAGTAATTTCATCCAGAGTCATAGACTTTAACTGGGCTTTATCTAAACCGATACCTAATTTACCTAAAGAAGTTGTATTGCCTTCATAAGCCTTGCCTAGCGCGTTAGATACCAATTCAAGTGACTTACCGGAGCCAGCACTAATATCTAAAGCAAGAGTAGATAATCTTTGCGCTTCTTCTAGTGAGCCAGTGGCGCGAGTCAGTCTCTCTATCGATGGTCTTAATTCTTCATCTGATACGCCAAAGGCGATACCCATGTTTGTAATCCATGTTTCAGTTCTGGCGATTGCTTCATCCGTCGCGCCAGCAACATTCTTTAGAGTCAGTGCTAACTTGGCTTGCGCAGCTTCATCTTCAATAGCAGATTTAACGCCATCGACCGCTAACTTGCCAGCGTAGGCTACTGCTGCGACTCCTGCTGCTAAAAATGCTGCTCCAGCAATTTTGCCAAACTTTGTGAGCTTGTCACCAAAGCCTTCGACTTCATCTGAACCTTGGCCTAATTTCTTTTTTAGATCATCGACATCGGCAAGGATTGATAACTTGAGTGTTCTACTACCAGCCATTAGTCAAATTCCTTCACAATGCGATTAAAGGCTTCTTCCCAGCGTTTGATAAGTTCTGGCTGAATCCTTTTTAATGTGGGATAAATGAAATATCCTTTATTGCCTTGTCCTTCTTTAGGAGAACGGATAGGAAATTGTTTATATCTTTTTGATCCAAATTCTGTGCCGTATAATAAATCCCTAGTAGTGCCCCCACCTGAAAATTTTTGAGAAGCAAACCCTATACTTAATTCACCAATTTTGGATGACTTTGATACTTTAATTCCTGTAGCGATCCTTAATGCTCCAGCTTGATTTACTGGCATGAAAGCAGCCTCATCTACAATAGATGATTTAGCATATTCTGCTAAAGCTGAAGATTCTTTTTTTGCTTCTTCAGCAGCTTGAGCATCCATAGCCTTAAAGGCTGAAGTAATTTTGCGGAGTTCAGAGCGATCGTAAGTAATAGAATTAGTTGCCATTACGCTCCTTAATTACTTCAATAGCTGTTAATAAATCCTCTGCACTCTGCCATTCATTCATCGGAATCCCTGTGGCTATTGCCACCTCAATTAGGAGTCTGCTGATGCTTCCTGGCTCATGGCTTTTGGGTTTGATGAACCCACTTCAAAGTCTGCCACTGTATCCATCCAAGCCTCGAAAGGTTTGACTGGTTGTCCACCGGACTCACGTTTCAAAGTATTCCAAGCCAAGAACATGATGTCCCAGACTCCACCTACTTCGCTCCATTGAACCGCAGACTTTCCAGTGTGCTTTTCCCATTTAGCCCATTCTGGTGGCTGAGCCACAAATAGTTGCTCTTCGCCAGAATTGTATGTAATTGTAATTGGTAGTTTCATTATTGCTCCCGTTTGTTAATGATTAACTAATTGTTAATGTTGGCTTGGCTGTGCACTGCAAGGTAAAGGATACAGTCTGAGCATCCTTGCCAGCACCATTGGCTGTTGGGAATGATGGGTAAAGATTACCTGTAAAGACTGCGCCTGTTGCTGCTGTAAATGTATAAGCCAATGCTGTATCTGGTGATGCTGATGCTGCTGCCCATAGAAGCTCACAGATTGAGAATGTACCAGCGCCAGCTGATGCGCCCCAGTCTGCTAGTAGTTCCATAGTCATTGTTGCATCGGTATCGACTGTCTTAAATACACGACCGTCTAGGGTCTCGTATGCCTGACGATCTAAAGTTGTTTCTAGGCTAACGCTTAGGGCTTGAGCATCGTAACTTTTTGAGTCGATAGTCAAGGCTAAGTCGCGCCCTGTGATTACTGTTGTTGCCACTTGTGCTCCTTATGATTGGGTGTAGTAAGTAGCGACACGAATGTCGGCTACGAGCAGTTGCCCTGCCCCTACAGTAGTTACGGTTGGTCTATCGACCGCAGTCAGCTCATACCCTGCTGGGATCAGGCTAACTACACTTGTGATTAGTTGCTCGAGGTTATCGAGGCTGGCTGGATTGCTGTTGTATGCAACGCAGCAGGTGATCGTTAAATTGATCTTTGACTTGAATGTGGCATTACTGCCGATTGTCAAGAATTCTAAATAAGGTGAATCTGGAACTATAACTACCGCTGGAGCAGGAATAGTTTCCGGAACATAAGCAAAGATATTAGCTGAGACAGATGCTAGGGCTGTTGCTAGGGGTTGGCGTACTTGGCTGAGTATTGTCATTGGGCAATACTTCCAACATCTACCAAACTACCTAGAAGGCCAGAGACACGATTGTAAAGTGATCGGCCCATGCGGAATGGTGACGGGCTAAAGTCCACGCCCTCGATCTGTCCACCCGGAGCAGTACGACTTTGGAAAATTTCTACTGAAACTACTGTGACTGCAGATTCTACTGCGCTGTTGCCGACATAAGTCGATGCGCCAGTAAGGGTTGCAGTGCCCGATGGAATGATGTTCTTTGAGATGACATCAGCGTTAGTGATAGCAGCTGAGAATGTAAAGTCATCTAATAAGTTTGTAGTGATAGTTCTAGTACCATTAAAAGGTGTTCCACATCCAGCAATAACTACTGATTGACCTTCATTGAAAGGCTGTGGCACAGGTGTTGAGAAGTAAGCGATGTTGGTAGTTAAAGACACTGCATCGATTGGTACTGAGTAACTATTAAGCATTGGCAAGATAACTGACTCTGCTGAATCAATAATGTCATCAAGTGTTGCATCAGAATAAAGAGAAACTGAAACGCCAAGCACAGATCGAAGCTGGGTGGCGGTGATGATTGTTGGCATTTCAGTCCTCTCTAAACTGCTGGGGGAGCGATCGGGAGCAACCGCCCCCCCATGATTAGTGTTTTTTAGGTAAGGTTAAAGCGACGAACGCCTGCGCCGACCTTTGTTGCGATCGCGTAGTAACCATAAACTGCTACTTGTAGGCGACCATTAGCCAAAGCCTGAACCTGAATCTGGGTCTTTGGTGCTTCGTAGAATGTTACAGCTTCTGGTACAACCAAGAATGCTGAATCATCGATCAGTGTTGTTACAGTCATGTGTGGATCAACGAATAGGTTTTGACCCATTACTGTTCCAGTTAGTGACTGCACTCCGACATTACCCGGAGCGTTTGAAGGTTGTGCAGCTGTAAATAGTGGACGATTTGTTGTGTCCTCAGCTGTGATGATGCTCTCCCACCATGCTGTATTAGCGATGATGTTCTTAGCAAACTTGCCAGCTGCTAGGTATGCAGCAGGAGTTTCCTTGGCGATGTACGCCTTGAAACCTGCGATTGTTGCAGCTTGTGTTGATCCTTGAGTACCACCAGCAACGAGTGCTGCTACTACTGCGCGATCTGTTGCCTTTGCGTATGCGTAGTTCAATTCCTTGATGAGTTCATCGTAGAACGCAGGTGATGAGCGATCTAGAAGTTCCCATGAGATGTTTTGAAGTCCAGCAGCCTTCTTGACATCAACAGTGATGTATGTTGAAGCCATTTCAGTTCCGCCAAGTGCTTCGCCTTCAGTTGAATCTCCATCTACTGTTGGAGCTGTTGAAATCTTTGGAATTGTGAATGACATGCCTGATGCAGGTAGTGCGCCACGAGAAATTGCATCCACTGCTGGACGGCCATCGATTGAAGTCGTTACGAATTCATTCATGTGTGGTGCGAGTGTTAAACCAGTGTTTGTTGAAGTATCGTTAGTAGCCATAACTAACTGACGAGCATCTTCATCGCCCATTGAGGCTTTAATGTTCGCTTCAAGTAACTGACCAGCTGTTAGATCAGGATTGATGCGAGGAGTTGCGTAGAATGCTGGCTTTGAAGCAGCAGCCTCTACTTTGTGTGCTTCTACCGCTTCAGCAACGGCAGGAGTCTCTGGAACGGTAGTGTCTGACACTTGTTCTCCTTCTGATTGAACTTCTGAAACGGTTGTCTCAGAAACTTGGGTGGCTTCTTCTTCAGAAGCTGCGACCTGCGATACTCGCGCAGAATCGATTGCCGGATCGGTGACAAGTGATGTCTCCATGATCGATGATTTAGAAATCACCATCACGCCATCTTGGTTGTCCCACGCATCGACTTTGACTCCTACTGAGAAGCCATCTCGGAGTCCATCAGCAGCTTCTACCAAACTATCTTCACCAGCCATTGTGTTAGCAATTTTGAAAACAGCATCGATACCTTCTTTGCTTACTTCATAAGATAGAAGTTTGCCGATTGGTCGAGTGCGATCATGCTCTAGAAGTAGTTTGACATTCTTGTTAAATTTAATTGAATCAGCAGCAAAGATTGTTGGCCCAGCAGAAGTGTTGCCCTGCTCGCCCCATGTAACAATGCGACCTGAGATAGTACGAGCCGCTGAATCAGCTGCTGTAAGTGTGACTGGCATGTCGATCTTCATCGAATCAAGTCCTCTTCCTCTTGGATTTGTTCAACGCTCATCGCGCCGATTGTGTTTAGTATTTGATAAACCTGAGCGCGCTCTAATGCGTTACCGCGTAAGAAATCGTCTAGATCAAAGCGCACTTGAGATGTGCTAGGGCAAATATCCGGTAAAGATAAACGCTGTTCAATGCTTGCAAGGATTGGACGAAGTGAGAAGTCCACCAATGATCTGCGCTCAGATGTAGCGTTAGAATAAGTCATTGAAGTATTTTCAGCAGAGATAAAATACGCAGGAATGCCTGCTGCGCGAGAGATTTCCAAAGCGACATAGGATCGACCTTCTACCAGTTGCAAACTCTTAGGATCAAAGCCAACAGATTGCATTTCGACATCTGCATTTAAAAATGCAGTTGATCGAGTAGCGCGTGAATTGCGCCATGCTTCAAGAAGTTTAGCGATACGCTCAGCAGTTAAATTAGTTCCGTTAGATTTAAGAACCATTGATGGCACTGGCTCTTTAGCATAAGAGAGTGCAGCCTTTTCAAGTTCAATAGCAGCTGTAATTGTTCGCCCGGCACGATTTAAAAATCCTTCATCGTATCCATCGAAGCGAATGATAGAACCAACACCGCGAAGTGGTGCTAACTTTCCATCGACTTCATAACCATCGATCTCATTCATCGCTAAGTTATATTTTGCTTGAACGCGGCGAGGATCGATGCGAGTCCATGATCTTGTACGACCATCTTCTGCATAAGCATCGAGAACTAATCCAAAGCCAACGCCATATAGCCAGATGTCTTCTGCCAACCAGTTGTAAACGACAAAACCGGAGACTCTTGGATCGGGTTGATTGATTACTCTCAGTGGGTCGATGTGAGCTCCGGTAATTTTATTGTATTGCTGTAATGGCAACGAGCCAATAGTTCCGCAGATGATGTTACGCGCTCTAGCTACTGCTGGAACG